TGTTTAGTGCCAGTATCTCACAGGCCAATGAAGAATGTTTGTTGCACAAGGACATGCTGGCCTTGGAAGATCATCCTGCAGACCCAGAGATAGTCAATGGTGTGACAATGAATCAGGGAACTTATGCTTTGGCTCTGGTCCAGAGTCTGAGTGATCTTGATGCCAAAGCCAAACAAATAGCCGCCAAAGGCTTTTATGACTCATGGCCCAAAGAATACTTACAGTCATTGTTCAAACACAGAAAAGATCCAAGACAATGACTTATTCAGTTTATCAACACTGGGATCCGTTACGAGTCTGCATAGTTGGGCGTAGTTATCCTCCTGAGTTTTATTCATGGATCACTGTGCCACATGTTCGCTCGTTGTTTGAACGTATAGCGATAGAAACCGAAGAAGATTTTCAAGCAGTTATTAAAAAATTAAAAAGTTTTGGAGTAGAAATTTTACGTCCAAACTTGCCAAGAGTAAATTTTATCGACGGAAAATATGTTGCTCCACCAATGATGCCAAGAGACTATACTGCCATGGTTGGAAATAAATTTTATGAAGGATTTAGCAGCAATTTTTTAAAAGCCAATTATAACACAATCAAAGATCCACTGTGGCCTAACTGTAATAGCTGGAACGAGTTTAACCAGTTACCCAACGATATCAAAAAAGAGTGCATTACTATGCATCAATATGGAAATAATCAAATTTTCAGACACGAGTATGATGAAATTTTTACTCACATAAATGCCAATGGTAATCCAATCATTGGCGGACTTGATATAAATTCCGCCAATGTTACAAGAATAGGTAAAGATCTTTATTTTGGAACTGATACACATAATCAAGATGTGTACAAACTTAAAAAAGAAATGGATTTGGAATTTCCAAACAACAGAAATCATGTAGTCAATACAAATGGTCATGCAGATGGTACATTTTGTCCTGTATGTCCAGGACTTATTATAAGTCTAAGAGACATTCCTACATATGCAAATACTTTTCCAGGATGGGAAGTGGTATACTTGCCAGGGCAAAGTTGGGACAAAATTAGACCGTTTTTAAATCTAAAAGAAAAAAATGGTGGTAAGTGGTGGATTCCTGGATTTGAAGAAGATCAGGATGTAGTTAATGTTGTAGAACAGTGGCTAAGTCATTGGACTGGCTATGTAGAAGAAACAGTTTTTGACGTTAATATGTTGATCATTGACCCAAAAAATGTCATGGTATTTGGTTACAATAAACTTGTATTTGACGCTCTTGAACGATATGGTATTACTGCTCATATCGTTCCGTTTAGGCATAGATATTTTTGGGATGGAGGCATACACTGTATAACCAGTGATCTTCATAGAGAAGGTGCAATGCAAGATTATTTTCCAGAAAGAACCCAATGACTTATCAATTTGCTAGAATAGATTTAAGCAAAACTGAATATGCACCTAGTGTTGTCTGGAAGTACATTACTGATCGCAGTGAAGAGACACTGAATAAATTAGACGATATCTATAGAACTTACAGTATCTACAAACATTTTGCCAGTGTTATGCCTATGTTTCACAGTAGATATCTAGATCCAATGGCCGATGTTATCGGGTACTACGATAATAATCGACTTGTGGCATGGAGTTTAATTCGTAGATTTGACGAGCATAATGCACTGTGTGATCAATTTGCATGGACATACCACCAACCTCGATTGCGTTTAGGTATAGAAACAATGAAAACAGAATGTGCTATCTACAAGGAGAGAGGGTTTAAATATCTGTATCTTGAGCAAGCACATCTATACAAATCTGAACTAGAAGGATTTGAAATACTAGGACCACTGGAGTAATATTATGGATTTATATACAATTTGGGCAGACAAAGAAGGTGACATATCAGACTTGGACTGGGTCAACGGAATGAAAAGTTTTTTTGATCATTTGATCTCTGAAGGCCGAATGGAAAGTTATAGAATCACAAGATGTAAAATGGGATTCCGTAGTATTGCTGACATGCCAGAATGGCTTATCATGATGAATTTTAGAGACATGGCACAAATGGATTCAGCATTTAAACGAGTAGCACCACTCAAAGGTGAACTCGAAGAGAAACACAAGTCATTCAATCAATTTGTCAGCAGCAACATACAACATGCGTTATGGCGCGACTGGCCTGATCAATTCTGATTTGCGATTGGCCCACCATTGTTTAATTAAAAGACTAGTTTTAGCTTTTCGTTCTTCCGACTGTGGGCCTAACACTCTTCCTTTTGCTTTTTCTCTACGCTTAATATTTGATTCTTCTGATGGTTTTTTGCCTTTAAGAGATAAACTTCTTTTAATCTTTGTTTCATCTGATTGAATTCTTCCTTTATTAGCAGAACCGATTTTTCTTTTAGTTTCTTCTGTTACAATCTTTATAGTGTTAGCAGTTCCTTCGCCACCATCTGTTTTGTTTAGTAAAATACCAGTGCCTAAGTCTTTTCTCCCAAACCATAGAATATATCTACGCTCAAGAGCAAACGCACCAATTTCAGTAAGGTTTGTTTCGCAAACAAATATACGAGAATTATCTTTAGGAGTATGGGCACCTTTTCCTCTAGTTGAATGCTGTTTCCATGCTCTAATACCTTTTCCTTTACCAATATAATACGGAGTTCCGTCATCTCGTAGATAGGCATATATGTAAAACCCGTTGGGTGTATTTGTTTTATTGTAAATATTCATGCTGACATTCCTTTTCAATGTTAGAGTAGTTGGGAACGCCAATTCCGCGAACTACACTTATATTTAGTATCTTACTTTAGGAGAACTTCTTGCGAAGTTCTATGTGTTTCGCTATTGCTCACACATCATTTATCTCTTAGATGTTTCTTAGTATCATCTAGATCATGTGGTCACAATTCACCGTATGCACGGTGAAAAGAAAGCATCATCTGAGTGACAGCAGTCATCTATTGTAATGAGATTGTGTTTGCACACACGGAGGCGGTTGACCGGTACCCCCTACTCAAGCTTCACATATCAACGGAACCCTAGTGACCCAACAATAAATCCAAGTCCTATGAGCACGGGTTGTTTCTTTTTCATCAGAGCCCGAACCATTTGTTGCCTGTAGTTAGCAATTGCCTGTGACGCCCAAGTCTAGACCGGGTATCTCACCGTTCCTCAATGGGGGCAGGCCATTGCACCTGCCACTGTGTCTGATACTGCCTGTTATTAACTGCCTACTGGATGTATATTTGGTTCTAAGAGATTGTGTAATTGTTGCGTATTGATAAATTTTTCAAGTCGAAAAGTTTTTAAATTTAAGTTATGTTTGTATATTAGTTCACGCTGTATAAAAGCTTCTTGTATTATGTCAAGATCAAATCTTGTCAAATCCATGTAATAATTATTTAATATGTATGTAATTATTTTATCAAAAGAGTATAAAAACATTAATCGATTATGATGTAAGGTTCTCCAGAATTGATAAACTTCATTCCATTGTGTAAATCTGTCTTGGTCAAGTGGCATTTCAAAATATTTAAAAATATCTTGCACCAGTAGTTCGCCAGAATTAACCCATTCTAAATAGTCAATACTGTAGTGTTTTGAGGTAAGATCAAACAAGGGTGATATATGTTGAAATCCGTCGGGCATGTTAAGTGCCAAAAATTCTCTTAAATCCCATATTTCATTCAAATGTTTCCATTTCTCTTTACTATCTTTGAAAAAATAATTTATATAATCTTCGAGTTGATCTTCATCAGACACTTTAATAATTTCTGGATCGTTAAATGATATTCCGTGAGCTCGTCGACGATAGGATTGATCGCAAACTGAATTTTTTGGTTGATTGGTTAATAAAATTATTTTATCAGTGATTGTTGTTACATCTTTAATTGCTTGTTTGGTATCTAAAAATTCATTTGACCACGGATATTCTATTAGATTATGGAAGTATATGGTATGAAAATTGTCAGGATTGGAATTTAATAAATTATTTACGCAGGGATGAAATTCAGAATAAAATTTAATATCATTTGATTTAAAATTATGAGCATTTATATTGTTTAATGGATTATCCGGAAGTGGAAACCAAGCATTTGCTTTGCCATTAAAAGATCGAGTATGTCCTGACAAGTAATGTAACGTCCAAGATAAAAATGTTCCACCTTTTCCTGGATCAGTTATAACTGCAATTATTGACATAAACTTTTATAATTCCTTTATATGTGACTTGTGTACTCGAACTTGTATGTGTCCATTGTAGTAATCTGCGGATTCTAACACTCGTCTTGAAAATTGTTCTCTAGCTTCTATATAACTACATTCTGATTTACTTTTACAATAAAAAAGTATTTCTCTAGTAAAATTTTCTTTGCCATATGCAATTATATCTGCAGTTAGTGCTGGACTTGAACCATAATAATCTTGCCAATCGCTATCAATTTTTGACCGTATCTTTTTTTTCTTTTTAGTACCGTTTTTAAGTTTTATTGTTTTGTATGTTGTTTTAGAGAATTTAGCTAGTTTTTTGCCTATGTATTTGCGGCTAGATATGTTATTTGTGATTAAGTAAACAAATCCCACACAATCATCCGGTAAAGTCTCAACTGGAGTGTTTTGATAATACCATGTCATGTGAAGTTCATTGGGTTGCTTGTTGTTTGTAGTTATGCCTTGATGTGTTAGTTATATAAAAAATTATAGAATTTCTATATCCGTATTATAATTTGTAAATCCGTTTTCTTTGACAACTTTCAATATATTTTCTACTCGACCAGCTAGTTCATCCCTATGACTAACTAACCAAACTGATTTGAGTCGTTCTCGACTCATTTTCTTTAGTAGTGCCAAGGCATTTTCTACTCCTTGAGTATCTAATCCACTGTCGATCATTTCATCAATGAACAATACATTAATAGGTTGATATAAACTTTCCCATACATCACGGAATGCCCAGCTCATGCTCAGAATCAATCTATTGCGTTCTCCACGACTTAGATTATCAAAATCTAATTCACGACCTAGTTCTTCAATGCTGACAGTTAAATCATTTTGGAATATGACTGTGTGTGGTAGCCCAATACGATCCAAGTAGTGTGTTAGTCTGGCATTGAGATAGCTTAAATTTTGTTCAATGATCTTTTTACGAATAAAACTGTCTTTGCTAGTTAAAAGTTTAAGCAAAAAATCTTGATGCTCTTGCAATCTTGTTAGTTCATTTAGTACATTGTAGTCAATTATTTGTAATGCCTGTCCTTGCATTTCTTCAATTTGCTCGCCATATGGGTCTACTTCTGCAGATTTATCTGCAATTTGTTTTTGTAGATTTTCTAATGTGGCACGATGTTGTATAGCATCTTCTTCTCGATCGTAAAACATCTTGGGCGGCTTGCCTAGTGTGCCTAACTCTTTGTGAGCAGATTCAAAACTGGCCAAATCATCGGCATGTGTATATGCATTGGCCTGAGCAGTGGCCAGATCTTGTTGTTTTCCTGCTAGTACTTCTTCATGTTTGGAATCGTGTAAGTCTTGTCCGCAGGCATGGCAAGTATGATTTTCTAATGCAGCTATATCTTTCTTCAACTTAGCAATTGTTTTTTCTTCGCGTCCTAAGTCAAGTTTAATACGGCTTATATTACCAGCAAGATCATTTATATCTTTGCGTTTTTGATCCCAAGATTTGTGATCCTTGTGTGCTTGAATTTCGGCGCCAATATCAATTTCTTTTAACGCACTCAACGCATTGGTGAGATTGTTGAGATCTTCACTGTGCTTGGTAACCCACAATGTCTGTCTGCGTTTGATTGCATCAATTTGCTCCTCAATTCGTCGGTTTGCTTCTGTAATTGCACGAATACGAAATTCTTCTTGCGTTATTGCATCTTTGGTTTTGCGATTTAATTCTTTAATGCGTTCGGCACGCTCACTGAGCATGGTAATACCTAGTAACTGTTCAATAATAGTGCGTTGATCGTTGGCCTTTAAACTTAAAAATGGTTCAGTGTACGTATTCAGGGCTAAGATGTGTTTGAACATATCGTGACTCATACCCAACACAGATTCTATAGCATCTTGTGTTTCTCTCGAATCGCCTTGGCTTGCATCGTCTTGAGATGCTTGCTCTTTATTGTTGATATAAAATTTTAAAACATTGGGTTTGCGTCCACGTTCAATTCTATAACTTTGATCTGATACATTGAACTCTAAACTAACCAACATACCCTTGGTATTGGTTTTGTTCACAAGATTATCTTTGCGGATATTACTCAATGCTTGCCCGTATAGAGCATAACTTAATGCATTAATAATTGTAGTTTTGCCAGTTCCATTGCGACTACCGTCCCCTCCGAGATCTAAATTTTCTCCTAAAACTAATGTTAGATCTTGTCGATCAAAATCAATAGCTTGTGTAGCATTGCCCACACTCATAAAATTTCTAACAGTTAAATTTTTTATTTTAAGCATTGTCTAAGTTTAACATATTAATGTATTCATTGCAAACATCTTGGAGTATTTGTTTATTGGTAACATGGTAATAAGGTCGAATTACACTGGAATCATAGTAATCCCACATATTAATTTTTGATTCCTTCTCATGCCAATTTGAAAAATTGTAATGTTGTGTGCTTTTGAAATTTTTATGTTCAAACCCAC